ATAGCACCAATTCTATCGCCAATTACATCTTGGGCGAATCCAAATTGGTTGTCAGCTATATCCCTTGGGTTATATTGGGAATTAACTCCACCTGCGAAATTTCTTAATGTTGCAATCGTTTTTGGCATCTATTCCTTTATTTCAAAATGCACTAAATCGTCAAATTTATTATCTTTTGTCTTTGTGTCCATATCCCAGTCTCCGCCCCATCTGATATTCATACCCATCTTTTTCGCCACTCCGAGTACAAAGCCACCAAAGTAGTGAAACCTATCACGATCAGACCAGTCAATAGGATAAGGAGCCACGTCAACAGCAACAGAGGGACGCTTATTATGCTTACCATTCGGGTACTGAACTTTACTCTTCCCGTCATTGTAGGCTTTATTTTGTGCCTCTTTACCTCGGTGTCCCTCCAATATGGTACAGTCGAAATATTTAACTACCTCTTTAAATAGTTTTTCTAATTTGGAATCGCAAGTATCAAGTCTCCTCTTAGAGCGAGAACTAAATCTTGGCACTAACTCATTCCTTCCAAAAGCATTTTTACTTCTTCCCAAATCTCATCATCTTTTTTAGATTTAGTTGCTCCAACTGCATAATCACCTACCAGTATAAGCAGACCTTTCATTCCATGTTTCTTTACTAATCTTTGTATCATTCTTTTTAACATTTTATTTCCCCACTACTTTATAGATTGCTTTTTTAACGCTAGTCCACAATAAATCATCCCAAGTGGAAGGACTTAATGCGACTGCTTTATCTACTGCAAGTATGCCAATTACGACATATTCCCAGTTTTGTACTACTATTTCTACTACTTCTTTCATTGTTACTCCTAGTTTATTACNATTGCAATTACGGTCGAGATAAAGGAAGCTACGCAAAGTATGCCAACAGCTACACCTTTCCATTTAGATATTACTTGTTCGTTATTTCTAATACGACCATTCTGTTTATCAAGATGAGTATCTACCCTCTTTATATGATGGTAGATATTCTCAACATGGGCATTAATAGAACCTATCTTCTCTTCAAGGCTATTTCGATAGTTCCATACATCTTTATTTGCCATTAATTCTTCCCTTCAAATAAGCCAAATCATCGGTTACATCATTTAGTTCCTTAACAATATCTTCTCTATGACGCTGTGACGTTTCATCAGAACGATTCCATCTATCAAGCATTTTTAAAACAATACCTTCTACGTTATTCATTTTAGTTTCTGCTTTTGCTATAGCTTGACGTATGTCATCTAAATCTTCTGATTGATCTTTTTGACTTTTAATAAGATTCATTATCATATATGCAAACAAAAGACATACTAATCCTACTGCTCCATACTCCGCATATGCCTCAATCATGAAGCACTCCCCTTACCGTTATTTTAATTTTTTTATTCTTTAATTCTTCAACTAACTCTAATAACTGAGTTTTAGTATCACTTGCCCCATATTGAACATCTCTAACATCAAGAAAAAATTTAATTTCATCCTTGGTATTAGAATCTGTTGGATAATCCGAAGCTTGAGTCGCAACATGATTAATACTTTTATGCTTACCCATATCGAGCCTACCATGAGAAGGCTTATCTGGNTGTTTCTTTTTACATTCTTTAGTATATTCTTCCTCAGCTACTTTTAAACTATTTGTTAACTTAATAACCTCGCCATCAACATCAATAAAATAATCATAAGACGAAGGATATGTAATTGTTTCAACAGTGCCATCTGTATAAGTTTTAGTTCTACTAATACCTGGAGATGTATTCCTATGTATTCTCACGCGATGTCCTTGACTACACTTTCTAATAATCATTATCTATTTACCCTTATAGTAGCTTTTATTCCTATAATTCCCATAGATAATAAAAAAGCAGGATAAAGCATTGATGACTTAACTGCTCTAAACAATTCAGAATTATCACTTACTATAATCATAACCATAAGACCAAGTACAATAAGTAATATATCGTGTATCTGTTTTAAATATTTTATATCCATTATGGTTTCTTAATTCCTAATTTTTGCATCAATGTTCGGTTTTCTTCAATTAACTCAGTATTATGATGCTCCAATTCTTGGATATGTTCTGCCTCCATTTTTGCTACTTTTGAGGTTAAGATTACAACTTCCTCATGTAAATCATTTAAAGTTCTATCATATTCTGCAAATTTCATTTGAGCTTGATACCATCCTCCAACCATTGCTGCAACCAATATTGCACCTTTAATTAAAAAAGCAACAGATATATGTATTTGCGAGTCAGAGTGAAGTCCTTTAGACATCCCTATATACCTTATACATCCATATAAAAGCAATCACTGCTATTATACCTAAAGTAAGTTCACTCATGTCCGTTATTAATTCTTTGCGCGTCAATATAAAATTTTTCAAAATCAATACTTGTGCTATCTAATTGCATTTGTATTGTTCTAATTAACGAGTCTACTTCAAACATTTCTTTTGTCAGTTCTTCTCTTGTTTTGCCAAGATAATATTCATCTGTGCATCTTAAACAAGCAAATAATACACTAAGAAAAAACAAAATAATTAAAAATGCTTTAGCAAGATTATCTTTTATTTTAATAATTTTCTTGTAATGTCCCTGGCTTCTCATCTTCTATCTCTAATGTAAATGGTTCAACTTCTGTTGTATCAGGAGGTGTATATATCCCAATCTTTTCTTCAAATTTGTTTACAGCAGGTTCTAATGTTCCTTTATTATCTGCGATAAGTATAATTACTGCTATTACACAATGTAAATAAAACCAAGCGTTCTTCAATTTTTCTTCCCCCAACTATCTGTTCTTTCTTGTGCTGTATGGTTAAAGGATTTAGTTCCTGTATTGCTACTTTTATTCTCTCCAGTACTTCTTTGTGAACCTGAGTTATTGCCTTGAGAATAAGGATTAGGCTGATACCTGTAATATCCATAAGGATAAATTTCATTGTACTGATAAGGATTATATCTATAATAATAAATCCTTGTCTCTAATGCTTTGCCATCGTGGAATGTTACAGGAGCAAAGGGATTCTCTCTCCCATATTCTACAATAATAAGACCAGCTACGAAACCGAAGAAGAAGTATGATATGGCTTTACCTGTCATTTATTCTCCATTGTTTTTTGGATATTTATCTTTTACTGCTGTGATAGCCTCATCAAGCGTGGTAGTACCATTCTTTCTATCCCAATAAGCCATATCTGCTTGTTCGGCTAATGAAGGATATGCCCTTGCTCGTAGTATAGAAACCTCATTTGATGCCGTGTAATCTTCAAGACTTTTAAAAACAACAGCATTCTCAGGAATATCAGTAACAACTTCGTAGATGCTTGCATCTCCAGACTTTGTTATGCTTTGATACTCTGTATCGTTCAACGGATAAATTGCAGTCATTATATGTCTCCTATTTTAATCTAATTACTTGATATACATATGCAAGGCTCGAGCCATAATCACATTGTACATGGATATCAGAACCTGAGCCTATTATTTGTGTATTATAAGAACCCGCTAAGTTTGTAATCCTCATAGTGCTTGTGCTTGTTCCTACGCTGACAAAAGACATAGCATTTGTTATAGAGGCTGTTGATGCAGTAACAAGGTATGATGAATGAGTATCGGTAATTGTATAAACAGCCTCTGTGTCATTAGTATCAAGCCCTGATGTAGTCCCCGAAGCAACTGTTGAGACAGGTAAGCCTGTCAAAGCAGTATTCTCATCTGTAGCTCCTGAAACTGTTCCATGTAAGCCATTACCACTTTTATCATACCATTTATTATTGGTTATTCCTGACCCATCGTATTCTGCGACTGCACCGATTTCAGTAACAGTAAATGTGGTTATATCTGTATCTTGTGTAGAACCAACAGTATTAACACACTGTATTCTGTATCCATCATCTATATTTAAAAATTCAAATGTGGAATCAAAAGTCCCAGTTAAGCTACCGCTATGATTAGTAAGTGTATCCACTCCTTATTACAGTAATAGTGCAACCAG